CTGTTATATGGAAGAATCATGAGGGTAATAGATATTGTAAATATTGCTGGAGTTGCCACAAAAGCAGTACTAACAAGTCACAGAAACCAAACGTATCTGTTATCCCTCGTGTTTCTGCTAAAAGAAAACAAAAAGATTTAGAATATTCTAAACTAAGATCTAGATTTTTAACAGAAAACAGCTTATGCAAAGTAGATGTTAAAGGTTGTACTAAAAAAGCAACAGATGTTCATCATACTTATGCGGGTAGTAACCGTGATGTGTATTATTTAATACAGAGTACATGGTTGTCAGTATGTAGAAATTGTCATAATTGGATACATGCTAATCCTAAAAAAGCAAGACAGTTAAATTATTTAAAATAAAATTATGTTAGAACAAGATAGAACTGAAAAATATACACAGCAAGAGATTATGGATCTAGCTATGTACCTTGTAAAGTTACACAAGAATTACAAACATCCTGATATCATAGGCGTTAGGTTGGAAACAACTCAAGCTATTGATGCTGCACATGTTACTGCTACTGAACTAGCTAAATATACTGCGGAGTCTAGATGGTATAGAGTTCAGAATTATTTAGATCAACTAAAATATAAATTAGATGAATAAAGATGAAATACAAAGTAAAGCATTAGATAGTACTTATGGACAAACAAGATGCACAGTAGTATTGGGTACAGGTGTTGGTAAAACTGTTGTTGGTCTTAAGCATATGCATAGACATACAACATCTTTAATGAAAACATTAGTTGTAGCACCAAAGAAATCTATATTTACTTCTTGGCAAGATGATGCTAAGAAGTTTGGAATGGAACAGTTATTAAGTAGAATAACCTTTTCTACTTATTTAAGTTTAAATAAACATGATCCAAATGATTTTGATGCTGTATATCTTGATGAGTGTCATAGCTTATTAGACTCTCATAGAGGTTTTTTACAATTATATAAGGGTAAGATTTTAGGTCTTACTGGTACACCACCTAAACGTAATTGGACTGAGAAAGGTAAAATGGTCAATGAATTTTGTCCTGTAGTATTTACTTTTAAAGCTGATGATGCAATTGAAAATGGAATTCTTAATGACTATAAAATTATAGTTCATGAGTTAGAATTATCTAATGCCAATAATTATCAGGTAAAAACTAAGACTAAATCATTTATGACCAGTGAGTCTAAAAATTATAGTTACTGGGGTACTAGACTAGATACAGCTGCAGGTAATGTTCATATGTTACGTGTTATGAGAATGAAAGCTATGATGGAGTATCCTAGTAAAGAAACTTATGCTAAATTACTATTTGCAGATATAGCGTCTAAGAATAGTAAATGTATATTGTTTGCTAATACACAAGATCAGGCTGATAGATTATGTCAATATAGTTATCATAGTAACAATATTGATTCAGATAATAATCTAGAAATGTTTAAGTCAGGTTTAATAAAACAACTTTCCTCCGTATTACAGCTGAGTGAGGGTGTAAACATCCCTGAACTAAAACAAGGTATTATTATGCATGCATATGGTAATGAAAGAAAAGCTGCTCAACGCATAGGAAGGTTATTAAGATTAAATCCTGATGATACAGCTATTGTTCACATTTTATGCTATAAAAATACTATTGATGAAAAATGGGTAAAAGATGCATTAGAAGGTTTTGATCAGAGTAAAATTACCTGGAATGACTTTAATGTTAGTATAAATTAGTATATTAATATATGGACCTTAATTTAAAAACACATAAAATTACACTATATAATGATGATAAATTATCATTTGAATTTGTTATGGCAAGTCTAATAAGATTTTGCGATCACACATTGGAACAGGCTGAACAATGTGCTTTAGTAGCACACAATACTGGTAAATGTGACATTATTTCTGGTTCATTTTTTGAAATGTATGAAATAAAAAATAGATTTGATATGTTAACTATTAAATCTGAAATTGAAGAGTATGCAGGTAGTATGCATAAATGATAAAAATAAACCAGATATAATTCCTCAAGATGAATGGATTGAGGAAGGACAAACCTATACTGTTATAGGTATAAAAAAAATGGGCTTACAAGAAACTCTAGGTTATGACTTAGAAGAAGTAGCTTTAACAGATAAATCTGCACCTTATGAGTATTACGATGCTGAGAGATTTGCCATAATATTTGACATTTCTCTCAGACAAGTATTTGAAGAAGAGAAAGAGGAGGAAATTATAGAGCCTGCAGATTTTGACTTAATTTAAAACTTATGGGTAAACTTAATTTTGAACTAGTGATGTTTTCACTAGTAGGATACTTTATTGTATCTCAAATATGTGCATTATACTTTTGGTATTTATGGGCACAATCACACGGATTTATTTCAAGTTTAATTATAGGGCCAATAGTAGGTGAGTTTAAAGGCTTACTTTGGCCCTTTTTTATTTAAAATTATGATTAAATATAACCTTACATTTTATACAGATCAAGATGTTATAAATGAATTAAAAAATATTTTTCCTAAAACTAAAACAAGAAAAAGAACTTATGTAGATCCTAGAAACTATTTAATTTGCATATTAATTTATAAATTTAATTATACAGAACAAAGTGTTGCTGATTTATTTAAAGGAACTAAGTTTCAAATAGATAGGTCTACAGTTGCTCATGCAAAAACTAAACCTCTAGAGTTAATAAAAGATTCAGGTTTTTTAGAAAACATTGCATTAATATATGAAAAGTTTCCTTTTGATATACCTAATGAATGTAAGATGAAATTTATAGATAAAGATATCAAATTTACATTAACAAGTAAACAGTTATGTAAGATTAATAATTATGCTAGTAACTCAGAAGTTAAAAAATCTACAGCTGTTAATAGACTTATAAACTTAGGACTAAGAGCTTTGGATAAAAATTTTGAAGATATGGGAAGAATGAAAGAATTATTTATAGAAATATGTAATGCCAATAATGGCCAACTACCTGAAAACATAACTTCAGGTGATGTTACAAGAATGCAAGAATTAGAAATTTATAATTGGGAAGAATATGAAAATTATCTCAAAAAGGAGAGAAGTACTTATACAGAAGCTGAACTTAAACTCATTGCAGATGCGAAAGAAGCTCAGGAACAGAAAGAAAAAGAACCATTCTGATAAAGTTTATATAAACAATGAGTGGGGTAATTAAAGTTCAGAAAACAAAGACCCTGGTTACCAAAGACAATAACAATAGTGCAAATTGCATAGCTCCAAACCTAGTATATGGTTGTTTTGGTGGTTGTGTAGATACTTATTGTTACATGTCACGATATAATGGTAAGAGGGTTTTTGTTAATACTAATGTAGATGATATATTTAACTCTGTTGTAGAATGGGAGAAAGGTTTTACCAAGGTTCCTGATCAGCAGGATCCTATATATACTATGGTAGATATAGCTTGTAATACTGATTTAGTATTAATGCAAAGACATTTACCAGAACCATTAATAGATTATCTTAAAAGATATGATAATCACCCTACCTTGAATTCAACTATGGCAACTAAGTATCCTAGTTTGTTGAAACTTGATGTTAAAAAGTTTAACAAAAAACCAAGGGTAAGAGTTAGCCTAATGCCACAAAGGTTTGCAGATGTGTTAGAACCTAAGATGCAGAAGGTTGCAAGAAGGATCCCTGAGATTAATAGACTTAAGGACCTTGGTTGGGAAGTGCACGTCAACTACAGCCCTCTTGTTTTCTACAAGAAATGGAAACAAGACTACAGTGAGTTGTTTAAGATGGTAAAGGATGTAGCAGGAGTAAATAAATGTGAGGTAATTGCATTAACTAATCATGCTAATCAAATGGCACGGTCTTCTGACCAGGCCAGAGAATTAATGAGTCTGAGCTATGAAGTAAAAAATAGTTCAGGAGTTATGAGATACCCTTTGAAACATAAGACAAGGTTACTTGAAGAGTTTAAAGAACTTTATTCACAGTACTTTGATTTAAATACAATAAGGTATATATTTTAATATTATAAACTATGAGAAGATTTAGAAAACATTTAATACATGTATTACAAATTTTATTTGCGTTAGCAATGTGTATATTATACCCATTTTGGTGGGTTAATGGCTAT